TTAAATCGCAATTAAATCTTTCCAAGTAGCAGATCCGCAAATACCATCCACTTCCAAAACTTCTTTTCTGGATTCCTGATAAGCTTTCAGAGCGTAAATCGTGTTTGCATCTGCTGTCCATGTAAGTTTCAGGGCTTTGCCGTTTTTGCCTTTAAAGCCTCTGGCTCTTAAGATTTCCTGTAAGAGGAGCACAGATGTATTTTTGTCTCCTGCTTTTACTGTCTCTGGATTAAACATGTAGCTGCCTCCTTCTGGGTTTGTTGTCTTGTCTGTTTCATCTTTATCTGCAGATAAAACAATTGAATAGTCCGGTGTACAAAATTTTGTCCCCGGAAGATTACTGTTGTAATAGCTCTTCTGGCACACCCCGCCACCATTTGCCACGATACCGGATGCTCCGGAAGTATTTCCCTCAATCGTCCAGAACCTGTCTCCGGCTACTTTTGTTACAAAGCCGGTGTGGGTAAATGTATCGCCGTGTTTAAATATAACAATATCTCCAACTTTTGGATTGGCATTTTTTACAAATAAGACGCCTAAGGTTGGGCAGTATACATACGGCCAGTGTTTTAAGAGTTTCTTTGCATTATCCAGACCAAAAGCTTTCATGAAACACCAGGAGATAAACGCTGCGCACCAGGGCTGCCCCTGATAGGATGGTTTTATATCTCTCCAATATTTTGTATAGTTTGCTGATCCGGCATTTCCAGTCTTGCTGTCAAGCTTACTGTTATTTTTCTTTTCCAGGTACCCGATCTCTTCTTCTGCAATTCCCAGAACTACGTTGATAGCTTCACTCTTTGTCATGACTGTGTTTTCCTTTTTTATATCTTTTGCTTCGTTATAATCTTTGTAAAATATATTTCTATCTACAGTTCCGCTGATGCCAGGTATCTTTGCTTTACTGGAATACTGCCAGCCCACACCAAAGTCCGGCCGGAGTCGTTCCTGTAAAGTACCGTTATCTGATGCCGGATAACGTGCAATCCAGAAATCGTATTTTTTCAGATGGCTACAAATTACATTCAGGTACCAATCCACATTGCAATAAATACCAAATTTATATCCCGCTGCCGTGATAATCTTTTCGAATGCTTCTGCCAATTTATGGATCTGTTCAGCTCCAAGGCTTCTCTGATTATTCCATTCCAGATCCAGCCAGACCGGATACTGCAGTTTTCGCCCGTTCAAAACTTCCACTACTTTTCTGGCTTCGCTCTGTATCTCTGCAACTGTCATAGCATAGGAATACTTATATGCCCCAACCGGGATATTGTATTTCCGGCATTCAGAGAAGTTCTGCTCAAAGTAGCTATCTATCACGTTTCCCGCTTCTGTAATCCGCAGGATTGCGAACCCCATGCCGTAATCAGCAACTGTTTTCCAGTCAATTTTCCCTTGCCAGGCAGATACATCAATTCCTCTTATTTCCATGTCCGTCTCCTTTCATAGAGCGAAAAGGGATGGTTTCTCATCCCTTATTCGTCTTTATTTGCCTGTTTTACAATCTGGTTCACGTATGTAGAAAGACCGGCAATCAGTATTCCCTGTGTAATCGCTGTAAAAATTGCCATTGCAATATCCTGTCCGGTACCGCAGGTGCAGGTGGCAAACACATAGATCGCGCAGATTGCAATGCTGATTCCGCCAAGGATAAGCGGGATGTACTTATCCTTTACTGCCTGTGCCTGTTTGAGTGCCATTCCTACGAAATATAAGGCAATAGCTACTACGATGAGTTCCGGTTTTACATAGTTTGTGATCTGTTCCATAATCATTCTCCTTTTCTTTCCAGGTCTTCTATTCTATGATTCGCAACCTTAATATGTTCCTCCTTTCTCCGCCTTAACCGGCGGCTTTTCTTTCGTAATTCATATTCAGAAGAATTATATCCTGTCTCTGGATGAGCAGGCATTTGATTTCTTCTTCTGACATATCACTGGCTTTATGCTGAATTCCATTAATACGGATATTTCTTGTTACCAGTTTTAATTCTGACATCTTCCTCACCTCTTCTTTATGGTATGGGAAATGATATGTATGAGTTACTGTTTATACAAATTTAAGCAGTTTGTCGAACGACTTTCGTTGACTCTCCTCTCATATGCTCTTATCCTGTAAGTACAGAGTAGTGACCTACCCGAGTACATACGATCGGAATGTCCTCAATAGTAAGTTTCAACAACTGTATTGCTTTACAAATATCTATCTGCTTCCATGAACACATTCCATTCATCTTTAGTGCCAATATGCGCTCCGACCATCCCATTGCACTTGCGAAGTTCGACTGAGTGTTAAAAATCTCCACGATTCTTCCTCGTAGCTTGTTATAATCGAATGCCAACTTGATACCTCCTTTCCGGTTCAAGCTTTTGAATTATCTGTGTAATATCACGTCGTCCATTTTCTGCCAACATAAAATTCAATTTTTTTAACTTTCAGGTTTTTATTATTGAACTTTTGCATAATATGTGTTATATTTCAATTACGAAAAGGAGAACATTATGAAGAAAGAAAACACTGCAATTCGTTTAAAAACAATAATGAATATGCGCGGACTTCGGCAGGTTGATATTCTTAATCTGACTGTTCCATATTGTCAAAAGTATAGTGTAAAAATGAATAAGTCAGATATAAGTCAATACTGTTCTGGAAAAACAGAGCCTAACCAAGAAAAGCTTTTTATTCTAGGAAATGCATTGAACGTAAGTGAAGCATGGCTTATGGGTTTTGACGTTCCTATGGAAAGAACTCCCTATAAAGCAGAATCTGTTCAGAACTCTTCCGTCTCTGCTCAGTGCAAGGAAATCATAGAAATCTGCAATCAGTTGTCTCCTCATAACCAGAGAAAGGTTCTCGCCTACTCTAAGAACCTTCTCTCCGCCCAGCAGATGGAAGAAGATCTTCTTGCAGCTCATGCCCGGACGGATGTTGAGCAAACACCCGAAGGTGTTCAGCATGATTTGGATATTATGAATGATGATTCAAAATGGGAGGAATGATATGGCATTAGATATATTGGAATTGCGTAAACTATGTATACCTAAAAACATTCGTATTACACTCCACGCAGCTAAAAGGCTGGAACAGCGTAGGATATTCTTAAAAGATGTAATAGCCTGTATTATGAATGGAGAAATCATCGAACAATATCCAGATGATTATCCTTACCCCAGTTGTTTAATTCTGGGGATGAGCATCGAAGATAAATATCTTCATGTAGTCATCGGAAATCACGAATCGGATTTGTTCCTTATAACAGCTTATTTCCCCAGTTTTGATAAATGGGAATCTGATTTCAAAACCAGAAAGGAGAATGCATAATGACTTGTTTTTACTGCAAAGGTAATATTGAATCTTCTACAACAACTTACATGACTGATTATCAGGGATGCTATATCATTATCAAGAATGTTCCTTGTGAAAAGTGTTCTCAATGTGGGGAAGAATACTTAAATGGTGAAACACTTGAACGAATTGAAGAAATTATTCAAAAAGTTAAAGGTATGCTGACTGAAATTGCAGTTGTTGACTACAAGCAAACAGCTTAGAGAGAACCGTTTTATTTTAATCGCTAAAGGGGTGATCCCAATTGAATTACGAACAATTACTGACTGCTGCCGATCAGGAAGGGTTACTTGTTAAAGAACAGCCTCTTACTGAACATGATGGCCTGATCCGTGGCAGTCGCATAGCAATCCGAAAGGATATAGAAACGCAAGCCGAAAAATCTTGTGTGCTTGCCGAAGAAATCGGGCATTATCACACCAGTTCCGGAAACATTTTAGACCAGAATAAGGTAGAAAGCCGAAAGCAGGAATATCGAGCTCGGCTTTATGGGTATAATCTAAAGATTGGACTTACCGGTCTGATCAGCGCTTATGAAGCAGGATGTGGGAATCTTTATGAGATGGCTGAATATCTGAACGCTACGGAAGAATATTTAAAAGAGGCTATACAGTGTTATCATTCTAAATACGGTGTATACGCTGTTGTTGATAATTATGTTATTTATTTTGAACCATTTGCGGTGATACATATGATTTCATCAGCAGATTAAAGAACGGACCTGTTATTACCAGATTCGCTATTGGAAGAATATAGAGATTTTACTATTGAACAGATGTCTAGAATGACTGGATATCACCAAAAGCTCATAGAACTGCGAATGAGTTCTTGAATACAGGAGGTTTTTCACATGAAAAAGACATTATTAAAATATTTTACAGTTGCCCTAATTACAATCAGCACCATATCTATGCCGCTAACTGTTAAAGCAGCTCAAAAAAGTAACATTTCCATTCGGCCAAATGTAGCATACTCTAAATATGACATCACCGGTGATGGCAAAGCTGATAAAATTCGAATAAATTTCAAGTCGGAATCTTATCTGAACATTGAGGTGAATGGCAAAAAAAGTTTTAGTTTAAACGCCCAAAACATATATCTTGTAAATGCAGATCTTTATACTCTCAATGGAAATAAACATTTTTTGAAGCTAAAATGCCAAGACATTGATAATGATCACATTGATTACGACAAATTATTGACTTATAAATCTGGAAAACTTGTATCTGCTGTCAATTTAATGTCGCATCGTAAAGGTGCTTTCAATGCTCGCCATAATAGTTTTACTCAAAAAGTTGGTGCAAATTACATTCAAATCCGTATGCAGTCAATGCCAGGAGGAGTCGGTTCTATTCAATATACCATAACTTATAAACTTTCCGGAAGCTCTCTGAAGCTTTCCAAAACTACATATCCTGTCACTTATTCCAAATCATACAATCCCCTTCTTGGTGGACAAAATATGTGGAAATGTGCAAAATCATTGAATATAAAGAACTCCCCTAACGGAAATATTATCTATACAACAGATGCTTACGAAGTATGTACTGTAAATAAAATTAAATATTCTGGCGGCAGTGCCTATATATATATCCGGGCTGAGGATGCTGATATTTCTGGATGGGTAAGATGCCCTAATTCCTATACAAGCAGATTTTTTGAAGAATCCCTGTTTATTTAATTATCATTGCATTCAATAATGTCTTCAAAAAGTGCCCTTACTGGTAACAGCAACCAAACATTCTCGTTTGAACAGATGCCTCGAATGACGGGGAATCACCAGAAATTGATTGAATTGAGAATATCTAATAATTCAGATTTAGATCCGAATTATTTAATATTCTTTCACCTTATAAAGACATACATTTCAATGGTCAAAGCATATTTGATGTTTTGGGTTTTCCAAACGATTTGCTTGAACGTTTAAATCAGCTAATCACACAAAAATTCATATAAAAACCGCCCCTGCTGGTAACAGGGACGGATCAAGAATCTCCGAAGAGATCCAGTACTTTAGCAAAGATATTGTATCATCTTCGGAGCAGTTACACAAGTCGAACATTTGTATATATGTGATCACATCAATGGATTAACGAAAGGAGTTTTCATTATGCCATTACCCAAAGAACGGATTTATACAATAGATGACATCTACGCTCTTCCGGATGGCGAACGTGCAGAGCTGATTGATGGGCAGATCTATATGATGGCACCGCCTAATACCAGACATCAGGTAATCGTCGGTGAACTGTATGCTACTATCCGCAATTACATTAAAAGTAAAAACGGATCCTGTAAACCATATGTTTCTCCATTTGCAGTGTTCCTGAATGAAGATAACAAGAACTATGTCGAACCAGACTTAACAGTTGTCTGCTCACCGGACAAAGTAGATGAAAAAGGTTGTCATGGTGCACCTGACTGGGTAATTGAGGTTGTTTCTCCTGCTACCCAGAGTAAAGATTACGGAATAAAATTATTTAAATACCGGATGGCCGGAGTCAGAGAATATTGGATTATAAACCCCCTGAAAGGTATCGTAAATGTCTACGATTTTGAAAATGAATCGGGTACCGGATTGTATTCTTTCGACGATGAAATTCCAGTATGTATATATCCCGATTTATCAATTGTGATCTCTGAATTATTATAATAAAAACCGCCCCTGTTGGTAGCAGGGACGGCTCAAGAATCTCCGAAGAGATTCCGTACTTTGGCAAAGATATTGTATCATCTTCGGAGCAGTTACACAATCAGAACATTTGTGTGGCTGTTATTTTTATACTTAAAATTACATATTTTATAAAACCGAGGTGATATTTATGAGCAGTAAAGTGGCATGTCTTTACATCCGCGTCTCGACAGAGGACCAAACAGAACTTTCTCCTGATGCGCAGAAACGTCTTTTGCTGGATTATGCTCAGAAGAATGACATGATTGTTTCCGGGGACTTTATCTTTACTGAGAGTGTTTCCGGCCGGCATGCACAGAAGCGCCCGGAGTTTCAGAAGATGATTGCCCTGGCAAAGCAGCCCTCTCACCCCATTGATGTAATCCTGGTATGGAAATTCAGTCGTTTCGCCCGTAACCAGGAAGAGTCTATCGTATACAAGAGTATGCTCAAAAAAGACAATGTAGACGTGATCAGTGTATCTGAGCCACTGATTGGGGGACCTTTTGGCAGCCTGATCGAGCGTATCATCGAATGGATGGATGAATACTACTCCATTCGATTGTCAGGTGAGGTTTTGCGTGGCATGAAAGAAAAAGCCCTGCAAAAAGGCTATCAGACATCTCCCTGTCTTGGCTATACTGCAGTTGGACATGGGAAACCTTTTGTGATTAATGAATCAGAATATGCTATTGTCTCTTATATCATGGATTTGTATGATAACCAGAACTTAGATGAAACAGCTATTGCCAGACGCTGCAATGACCTTGGATACCGGACAAAACGGGGAAACCTCTTCGAGCGGCGCAGCGTTGACCGGATTCTTGGAAATCCCTTCTATTGCGGGACTGTTGTCTGGAACGGAGTGGAATTTGAAGGAAGCCATGAGGTACGTCTTTCCAGGGAACGGTATGAAAAACGTCAGAAGCTGATCACTTCCCGGAAACGTCCAGTCAAGGCGCGGAATGTCTCTGCCTGTAAGCACTGGCTATCCGGTCTTTTGAAGTGCTCTGTCTGCGGGGCCACGCTTTCTTACACCGGTAATAATAAGTGTCCTTATTTCCAGTGCTGGAAGTACGCAAAGGGATTTCATAAGACTTCTGTTGCCTTATCGGTCAAAAAGGCTGAAGAAGCTGTGATAAGTTATTTTGATCAGATCTTAGATGGAGCAGAATTTACATATGTATGCAAAAAGAAAAAGACTGATCATTCACTGCAGATCGAACAGTTACAAAGAGAGATCAGTAAGCTCACCATGAGAGAAAGCAGAATCAAAGAGGCTTATGAGGCAGGCGTAGATACTCTGGAAGAATATAAGAATAATAAGGATCGTCTGGTATCAGATCGGTTAGAATTGACTGCTGCCCTTTCACAGCTATTACAGGAAGAACAGGCAGAGCAGCCTGACGCAGAAGAAATCTTGAAAGAGATCCGTTCTGTTACGGATGTCCTGAAGAATCCAGACGTAGGTTATGAAGCAAAGGGAAATCTGATCAGAAGTGTTGTGGAGCAGATCATATATGATAAGGAATCCGGAAAAATGTCTTTTGACATCATTATTTCCTGAATTTCATCCATCCATAAAAAAGTGCCATTTCAGCCTTTTAACATTTTTGTAATATTTTTTCAGAATTGAAAATCCCGCAAACCCGCATAAACACTGGGTTTGCGAGGCTATTATAGGGTACTGCACTCCGGTGGCCCGGACGGTGAGATTGGCGCTTCCCTGCGTTATCTTTCCCAGCGTTTTACCATGCCGAACCGAACGACTTCTGCTTTGCTCAACGACATAGGAACAGAAGAACTCAGTCATCTGGAAATGGTATCCACTATTGTACATCAGCTTACCCGGGACCTTTCCATGGAGGAAATTGAGAAATCCGGATTTGGACCGTATTATATCGATCACACAGTGGGAGTCTGGCCACAGGCAGCAGGTGGCGTACCATTTAATGCATGTGAATTTCAGAGTAAAGGTGATCCGATCACTGATCTGTTCGAGGATCTTGCTGCAGAGCAAAAAGCCCGTTCTACTTATGACAATATTCTCAGAGTAGTCCGCAATATACCTGAGATTGCGGATCCCATCAAATTCCTGCGTGCCAGAGAAGTTGTTCATTTCCAGAGATTTGGGGAAGCTCTTCAGTCCATTCAGGAAGAACTTGATGCCAAAAACTTCTATGCTTTTACCCCGGGATTTGATAATCCCTGCACTGCATCATGCAACAGCAATAAATAACGTACGCAGCCAAAACCTGCGACATACTGCGCGAATTTATGCGATTAGCATCGTGAAGCGTGTTACTGAGAACGGAATGAACAGTAATACGCTCCATCTTAAAAATCACAGAAATTTCATATTTGCTTTACAAATATATCCGGTGGTGCTATAGTATTCTTAGCTTAATAGCCACAAAAGTAATTGTCAAAAATATTGAGCAATTACAAACAAAAATATGATATAAAAGGGGCTGTCTCACATAGATATTATGTGACAGCCCCCTTATTGGAGGAATTATGCAGATAATTATTGTTGGGTGCGGTAAAGTTGGACGTACCCTGGCAGAACAGCTTCAGGAAGAAGAATCCGACATTACTCTTATAGACGTTTCTTCTAATGTGATCACTTCCCTTCAGGATGACATTGATGCCATGGGTATCGTGGGAAACGGTGCAAGTATCAACACGCTGGTGGAAGCAGGTATTGAGAATGCAGATATCCTGATTGCCGTAACCGGTTCTGATGAAATGAATCTTCTCTGCTGCCTGATTGCACAGAAAACCGGCCATTGCCAGACGATTGCCCGTGTCCGCAATCCTATCTATGCCAAAGAGATCAGCTTCATCAAGAAGCGTCTGGGTGTTACTATGATCATTAACCCGGAGCTTGCAGCTGCACAGGAAATTTCCCGTCTCTTACGCTTCCCTTCAGCTATCAAGATCGATACTTTCGCACGTGGTCGCGTGGAAATGCTGAAATTTAAAGTGCTTCCTGAATTTAATCTGGATGGCATGACAATCTCACGCATTACGGAAGCCCTGAAATGCGACGTCTTGTTCTGCGCAGTAGAAAGTCGGGATCATGTATCTATTCCCGGCGGTAATCAGGTGATCCACGACGGGGATATGGTTTCCATTCTTGCTTCCCCGGTGAATGCAGCAGCCTTTTTCAAAAAGATCGGCCTGAAAACCAATCAGGTAAAAAACGCCATTATTGTCGGCGGAGGAACCATTTCCTATTACCTTACAAAAGCCCTGCTTGATATGAACATCTCCGTTAAGATCATTGAACAGAATGAGTCCCGCTGTGAAACCTTAAGTGATCTGCTTCCGGAGGCAACTATCATTAACGGAGACGGAACCAATCGTTCTCTCCTTATGGAAGAGGGACTCTCACGCACAGAGGCTTTTGTATCACTCACAAACATGGATGAGGAAAATGTTTTCCTTTCACTCTTTGCCAAAACAGTTTCCAATGCCAAACTGATTGCCAAGGTAAACCGCCTTGCCTTTGATGATGTCATTGATAACCTTGATATCGGAAGCGTCATTTATCCGAAATATATCACAGCCGACTATATCCTGCAGTATGTACGTGCCATGCAGAACAGCATCGGCAGCAATATTGAAACCCTTTATCATATCCTGGATAATCAGGCAGAAGCTCTGGAATTTGCCATCCGCGAAAATTCACCGGTAACAGGCATTCCATTATCTGAACTGAACCTGAAGAAAAACCTCCTTGTAGGTTACCTGAACCGAAATGGTCAGGTCAAGATTCCCCGAGGCCAGGATACCATTCAGGTCGGAGATACCGTTATCATAGTAACTTCTCAGAAGGGCCTTCGCGATATTACAGATATTCTGGAAAAATAAAGGAGCCGAATTATGAACTATTCCATTATTATCTATATCATCGGAATGATTCTGGAAATTGAAGCTGTATTTATGGCTCTGCCCGCAATTACGGCACTGATCTATCAGGAAACTTCCGGTGTAGCTTTTCTGATCACGATTGCTTTATGCCTGGTCATCGGGCTTCCTCTCACCAGGAAAAAGCCGACAAGAAAGGCTTTCTACACAAAAGAAGGTTTCGTGACTGTAGCATTAAGCTGGATCGTTCTGAGTATCATAGGAGCAATCCCCTTTGTGATCAGCCGAAGCATTCCAAATCCTGTAGATGCATTATTTGAAACAGTTTCGGGTTTTACTACAACAGGAGCCAGT